TTGTTACAATTTATTTCATCTTTTACACTTAGACGCTCCACTAACACTGCCTACGGTGTACAGATTTCATTCCCTTATACGCTAAACACTACGGATTGTCTAGTTCTTATACTTTTTCTTGTATATCAACTACTTAGCGCTTTAAGGACTGAGGTCTAATCTGTCCCCAATTAAGTCCTTTATAGCCTTTTTTGTGGACGTTGTAGGCTCCCACAACAATTCTCACTAGCTCTGTACCCCTCCCCCATGACTTTAACGTCACTTGGCAACTGATGAGTCACTTTAGCTACAGATGAGTCACGTTGTAGACTGTTGAGTAACAATGCATACTGTGTAGTCATGTTGCAGTGCAGCAGAGTGAGGGATGGTGTAGGTGCCTACAACGCATACTTGAAAGTGACTATCTATCAGACTATCTATAAAAACACGGTACAGACACTGTTACAAACTGTTACAATTAAACTTGAAGAAAGTAGTTGACAAAGATAAAACAGTGCTACAATACAGTCATGCCAAGCAATAGTGCAAGGCAGTCAACCTCAAAGGTAACACAATGGAAATTCTGATTTACGGCCTTAAGCAAGGCGAAACACGTGATTACATGGAAGATTTATTGGCATGCTTCCCCAAGACTGACAAAGCCGCATTGAACATTGAAAAGGTCAAAGAAGCGGCAAGCGCTCAAGGCTTTCACTCTTTCCGTATTACTGGCTATAATGGTGAAGCTCCTAACTTTACAAAGGCGGTGACTGTATGAAAGCTAAGTATTTGATTCAGATTCAAACCAACAATGCCAACATGGGCGCGACGGGTTGGTTCACGGTTCACGGTGCAATGCGTAAAGATGCAGCCGATACAATAGCCTCTGATTTCCGCCACGCTCGAGCCGTTACCGATACCCGCGCAGTAAGAGTCATAAGCGCTGTCAATTTCACTAAAGAAAATAGCGCATTTAATCGCGCCTCCATGAAAGCCGTAAAATGAAACACAATCAACACATGCAAACCTACACAATCGCGCCTAAAGAGTCGCGCACTCAAGGTGTAATCATCGCCGCTGCTTGCATTGCAGTCTTCGCCCTTTGGGGTGTCTTGTTGGCCTTAGGTGTATAAATTAATGAAAATTAAAAAATTTAAGAATGGTACTTGGACAGTCTTTGATAAAACAGAGACTGCAACGCTTTACATTGTAAAACTGTACCGAGCAAATGGAGACTTAGCGGATAAAGTTGTCTGTGATAGTTACACAATTGCAAGGCACTATTTAAAGTGTTTTAATGCCATAGCAAAAATTATACATAAATGATCATGTAGCGTGTAGGGTTTTAACATGCGGTAGCCGTCCAGTCTGTTAGAATCCTATGCAGTGCAACGTTAACGCACTAAATCCCGCCTGTGATGTACAGGCACACTTCAAAGGTTCAAACCATGTCAAACGATCTTAAAAACCATGTTCAGTCAATCGCCGATAACCTGACAAGCCCACCAAATGAGTGGAATGAAGGGCGTGATGTTGACTCAGAGGGCGAGTTCAGCGCCTTTGACTACCTTCAAGATGCTTTGGACATTGAGTATATTGTCAACGGGAAAGGCGAGTATTTAGGAGCACGTGTCTTGGTAGCCTTTGGTGGGCCTAATATCTGGGTCAACACACGCACAGGCTTTGTTGAGGGTGCATGGTGGGCTGATCGTGCAGAGGCATCATTCAAGGATAATTTAGGCCTTGATGAGGCATTGTCTGAATTGTGGGCTTGCTGTTAATCAAGGGATCTAACATGTCACGCTACGAAGTCCAATTCAAAACCTCCGGCATAGTGGCATTCAGTGCCACTGAACGGGGTATATGCCAGCACTGGTACGAGTGCAACAACTATGGGCCTGAGATGGCCTACTATGACCCTGAGACAGGTGAGATTGTCCCTGATAAGTGGGTCAGGGGTGTCTGTCTTGATTTGTTTAAACTTGTTAAGGTGAAATGATGTCTTGGCCCTTCCCTGCCTTCCCTAATCCACTCGATAAGAACCCTAAAAAGGGTTTGATCGTACCCAAATTCAACCCTGCTAACCATGAGGATGCACCGCTATGAACATAGCTAAAATTGAGGCGTGTTATTACACTGAAGACGCTATAGCGCAGGCTTTAGAGGCTGAACGCTTAGCGTACACCAAAGGCAATGAAGAATTAGCTAATGCTTATGGCTTAATTGCTGAGCTTTTAGAATATAGATTGAAGGCTGAGAATGACCAAGATTAAACAATTTGTATACACTTTGAGAGGCTGTGAATGGTACGGTCTATGCGAGGTTCAGTCTATTGAGTCCCTGCCCTTGATCGTTCGATGCACTGACTTGTACCTTGAAGGGTACAAAGACGATAGCCCTTCTGACATGAGGGACATAGTGGACTATCAACTAGTCCTTGACATTGAAGACATGGTTAGATTGGAGGCTGAGAATGTTTAACAAGTGGGCAGTACTATTGATTGTGTTCTTGGCCTATGCGTTAGGAGGTTATCTTGATACGTTGGCTAATTGAACTATTGTTACCAGTCAAGAAAGCCTATTAAAGGGCTTTAAAGGGGCCTAGAAGGGCCTCAAATGAATCAACTAAGGGCTACATAGCCAGAGGAGTGAATAATGCATTGTGTGATATGTGATAAGAACCTGAAAGACCATGAATCTGTACGTAGGCATGGCATAACAGGGGAGTTCTTAGACCTCTGTGATGGATGTCTGAAAGAGATACCGGGATTGCCTACCAAAGGTGGACAAGGGTTGACTGATGTCTGTGATCCGTTTGAGGACACAGGAGAGGCTGAAGAAGTGGAGTCTGTCAGCGGTAGCGTTACAAACTGTTCAACTTAGATGATGAGGATCATTGACAGTTGACCAACGAGTGGTATAATTTACTATAGAGACTAGGACATTTCATAAATGTTAACCTACTAACAGTTACTTAGTAAGTTATACATTGTATGTCTTAACTCTATAGTCCTTTAAAGTCTATATATGAGGTGTTAGAATGAGTGAATTAGCTATTGACATGATGAACATTGAGGATGATGTCCTACAAGCTGAATGTTGGTATCATTCCGTGATGGATGATGTGGCTAGTCTTATCCGTGCTAACGGCTACGATAAGATCATGTTCGACATACAGTGTGCGCTTGAGCGTATGGAGGCACAAGAATGATTGTCTCTCTGTTTGTTGGTGTCTTAACCTTGATTAAGGTGGTGTTGAAATGAAAGATAACCCGTATAGCTTAACTGTCAATGTTGAGAATGCTACTTGTGTTGTCGAGTTCGATGTTGATCGTTTTGGTGACATCAACTACGAGACATGGGAAGTGTTTTACTGTAAAGACTTTAAACGCAAGACTTTGCAGGTCTTTGAGCCGGGTAAATGGACATTGGTCAATGACTTGATCTCTGACAAGACTTGGGAGTCTATCGAGGATCAGATCAAGGAACAGTGGAAGGATGTAGAGGAACAGCAGAGGGCATATGAAGACCAATACTAGTCGTTTCCTCAGGCACATAGCCTGTGAGCACTGTGGAAGCAAGGACGCAGGAAGTCTATACGATGATGGACACACACACTGCTTTAGTTGTGGTGTCACAGAGCACGAAGGTGCTTATGATGAGCGAACGGTAATGAGGGACTCTGTAGCCCCTACAAAGAAGGTTATTATGGACATCCGAGGACAATGTAAATCAATCCCTGATCGAGGAATCAGTCAGGCAACCTGTGAAAAGTATGGAGTAACAAGCGATGGAGACAAGCAGTATTACCCTTACCATGACGGAGATGGAGCTAGAGTTGCTGTTAAGCAGCGTGATGTACCTAGCAAGTCTTTCTCCATCTCTGGAAACTTCAATGGAGCCACTCTATTCGGTCAGCATCTCTTTCACGCCGGAGGAAAAGCTATCACCATCACAGAAGGAGAACTTGACGCTCTCGCTGCTTTCCAGATGCAAGGGAGCCTATACGCTACAGTGAGTATACGTAACGGTGCTCAGGCTGCTTTGAAGGACTGTAAGGCCAACTATGAGTGGCTGAATAGCTTTGACTCAGTGGTTATCTGCTTCGATGCTGATGAGCCGGGGAAGAAGGCTGCTAAGGAAGTGGCTGAGCTGTTCGGTAACAAGGCCAAGATCATGCAGCATAAGAGTGGACATAAGGATGCTTGTGACTACCTGATTGCAGGAGCTACTAAGGACTTTGTTAACGAGTGGTGGAGGGCTTCTCCTTATGTGCCTGATGGTATTGTTAACGCTGCTGACCTCTGGGAGGAAATCTCCAAGCCAGAGCCGATTGCAGAGGCACAGTACCCTTGGAACGGCTTGAATAAACTCTTGTATGGTATTAGGCCTGCTGAGTTGATCACGGTCACCGCAGGCAGTGGCTTAGGTAAGAGTCAGTTTCTTCGGGAGATTCTGTTCAACCTACTGAAGACAACAACATGGAACATTGGTGGGTTATTCTTGGAAGAGTCAACACGTAAGACAGCACGGAGTATTATGAGCCTCCACGCTAACAAACTGTTACACTTGCCTGATACACCTACCACTGAACAGGAACTTAAAGAGGCATTTGATGCTACTCTCGGAAGTAATCGCATTTACCTGTTTGATCATTTTGGCAGTAGTGATGTTGATAACATTAGCAATAGAATCCGATATATGGCAAAAGCCTGTGATTGTCGGGTTGTGTTCCTTGACCATATTTCTATCGTGGTTAGCGGTCAGGACTTAGGTGATGAGCGTAAGGCTATTGACAACATGATGACCAAGCTACGCACACTGGTGCAAGAGCTGAACATTACCTTGATCTGTGTGAGCCACCTTAAACGTCCCACAGGCAACCAAGGTCATGAGGATGGTGGTAGTGTGTCATTGTCACAGTTGCGAGGCTCTGGAGCCATTGCACAACTGAGCGATGCAGTGATCACGTTGGAGCGTAAC